CAAGTTTCTAGACTTACAAACTTGTTTTAAAATTTCATTGTTAATTATTTTTTTTATTTTTTTTTTGTATTTATAAATAATATATATATTTACATAAAATTAAGCAAATGAAAAAAATACAAAACATTATAGAGCAAGTAGAACAAGGTGTTATTACTGCTCAAGATTCAGTTAAACTTATTAAAGCAATAGTTATAGAATTTCAAGAAGATGATTTATTAGATTATGCTTTTGCAATTAAAAAAAATAGTTAAATGAAAAAAGAACTATTTAACATCTTGGCAATTGTAGCTGCCTTTTATTTGAGTTACAAAATTATATTTTATTTATTAATTAACATTTAAAACTATGGAGTCAATTTACATACATGAAACTCATACTATTTATTCAGAAAATGGTGAGGTACATTTACTAACTGATGATAAACATATTGTCTTTAATGCAGACACTTTATTTAATGACATTCCAGCACTAGCAGACATGGCTTTAAAAGAAAGAAAAGAGCAAGAAAAAATTATTATTAATCAAATCAAAAACATAAAGTAATGGTAAGAACATTCTATGTGCAAAAAGGAAAAGAAGAAATAATGCACAAATTCAAAGAAACTAATGAGAAACTTGGTTTAAATTATTCAGCTACATTAGTTGAATTAATGGAAAAGTTTAATAAGTCTAATGCTAAAAAAGTAAAAGAAAGGAGTGTAGAACTATGATTTTAACAACTGAAGAAGATGCACAATATAGATATCTTAGAGATAAGCTAGACCAATGGCACAAGCATGACTTTGAAAAAGAAATCAATAGTAATTTATATGAAGTTTTAAGACAGGTTAACTGGCATAAAAACATTTTTGTTAAGAAACATGATACTTTAACAATTGAGTCTCTTATAAGTGTTTTAAATGGTTTTGAAAAAGCAGAAAAAGAACTAAATCATATTAAGCAGCAATTAAGATTAATTAAAGCTAACACTACAAGAGTAAGTAAAATTATAAATTGCACTAATAAACTAATAAACTTAACATTTAAAAAAATTCAGTATGCAAAAAGATGAACAACTAAACAAATTGTATAAAAAGTATTCTTTAAGTAAAGAAGATACATTTAAGCACAAGCACTATAATATCATAACTAGAACAGGTATCGATAAAATTCAAGCTAAAGCAGGTGTTAATATAGACTATGATTTAAAACACTACAATCCAGACTTAAAAACTTGTATAATTAAAGCAATAGGTACTAAAGGTGATGTTACTATTCAAACTTATGGTGAATGCTCTCCTGAAAATAACAGAAATTCTTATCCTGTAGCAATTGCCGAGAAGAGAGCTATGAGTAGAATTATTTTAAAATTGTGTGGTTTCTATGAGTTAGGAGTTTTTGGTGAAGATGAAGCAGAAACATTTAAAAAGCAATAAGATGAAAAATATAGTATATAAAAAATTCTTAGACAATGCTCTTTCTACACTAGATGAAAGACTAGATGAAATAGAAAATGAAGTTTCAAAAGGTAAGCATGAGCATTTAAAAAAGTCTGTTAGATATAAAGTAATTTTAGAAACAATTAGTGAATATTATAAAAAAAGTAAACAATGAAAAAAGAACATTTAAGTTATTCATCATTAAGTCAATTTAGCAAAAGTCCTAATCATTTATTAAGCTATTGGGCAAGAGAGTTTGAACCTACACCAGCTATGTTATTTGGCTCATTATTACATAAAATGATATTAGAACCTGAAAACTTTAACAATGACTATGCAGTCTATGATGGTAGAAGAGCAGGTGCAGCATGGAATGAGTTTAAAGCAGTTAATCAAGAAAAAGACATAGTAACACAAAAAGAGTATAATCATGCTTATAAGACCTATGAAAATGCTAAGAGTAATGAAGTCTTTAGAAACCTATTAATGAAAACTACAGAAACTGAAAAGAGAATTGACTGGACTTATGAAGATGTTAAGTTTAAAGGTTTTGTAGATATGGTTGGTGATGGCTTTATAGCAGACATTAAAACAACTACAGATGCAGGTTTAAAATTTGAGAAAGACTTGTATTATGATAATTCTAATTATTGTTTACAGGCAGCTATGTATCTTGAAGCATTTGCTAAAGGAACTAAATACTATATTATTGCAGTTGAAAAGAGTGAACCTTATAATGTGCAAGTCTATGAATTAAGCACAGATATAATAAACAAAGCAGCAGAGAAATATCATGATTTAGTTTATGATTATAAAGAATGGGTAGCTAATGGTAGTAAAGCAGAAAGCTATTCAAATAATATTAAATTAGTAGATATATATAATTTTTAACATTGTGTTAGTTAGTAAGGGCAGTAAATAACTTGAGGTGAATTTTATTTATTAATTGAAAGCTAACACATATTTTTAAACAAATAATAACAAATAAAAACAAAATAAAATGAGTGAATTAAAAATAACAGGTAACATTACAAAAGTGTTAGAATTACAAAAAGGAGTTAGTAAAGCTACTGGCAAAGAATGGCAAAAGTTAAACTTCTTAGTGCAAACAGATGCAGAGTATAACAACTATTATTACTTTGAAATATTTGGAGAAGATAAAATAGAAAAGTTTAATAAATGGAATAAAGTAGGTTCTAAAGTTACTGTAGGTTTCAATGTTAAGACTAATGAGTTTAATGGTAAATACTACACTTCACTAGTAGCATGGAATATATTTAATGAGTTTAAAGATGCTCCTACAGATGCTGAAAAAGAAAGAGCAGCAAAGAAAGAAACTATTGAAGAAGATGGTGATGATTTACCTTTTTGAACTAAAGAATTAACTAAAAAAGGTTGGTATGTTATTACACAAACAAATTGAAAAACTTAGAAGTAAAGGTTTTATTAAAGAAAGATTTAATACTATTTTATTGTTACAAGCTAAAGGTTTAAAACCAAAAAAAATAGCAGACAAAACAAATTTAAGTTTAAAAACTGTAAACAAATATTTACTTTATTATGAATATTATAATAGCAGTCATGATTATGTAAGTGTAAATTCTAAACAAGAGTCATATTATCAAAATGAATGGCAGTATGGCTCTATACCAACATATAATTTTAAAGAACTTTCAAAAGAAGAACAAGATTTTTATTATGATAATTTAAAAC